AATCGTCAAATTCTTCTTGCTTAACTTTTTTCTTAGGCTGCAAAGAAGCGTCTGCGTTCTTGTTCTTGACAGACAAAGACATAAACTTGTTTCCGTCCTTGCTCTTTGTTTGCCAACAGGGTTGCCATCAACCTTAAATGAGACGATGAATGTCATGTTGCACCCCATTGGTTTGCCATTGCATTAGCTATTCCTTCAAAAGTTTTAGCTCTGTTTTTTTGTCTATCTTTGCCACCAGCGTTAAACCAATTGCCAGCGACTTTTGTACTTTCTTGGGTTTGTACATACATTGTCGCCATCAAAGGAGGCAGGTTTTTTAACCAAAGACAGGTTTTCTTTTGGAATGGATGACCAAACTCATAAGGCTGAATAACTTGATGGTATTTAGGCAAACCAAAAACTGTTGATGGGACTGGATTCTCAATGCAGATTTTAGGAATCTTGCAAGACAGTAAATCCATAAAAAACTTCTTTGCCTCCAAACCTTGTTCGTATCTTTGTTGGTTTAGCATTTTGTTGGGATATAAATGTTTTGCGCCAGCATTTGACAGATAAGTGCATGGTGGATGGGCAACCATTAAATCCCAACCATCGTCTAAAACATCAAACACGCTGCCTTGGTAGTGTGGGCCTTCTGCATCCGTTGGCAACAAGTCGCATGACATTGCTTCATGTCCAAGTGCAATAAAAGCATCTCTGACTCGTCCTGAGTACTCACACGCTATTAAAACTTTCATTCGAGTTTCCCTTCTTTCATTTGCGCCATGTAAGACCTAATTCTGTCTCTAGCACCAGAGCCGTAAATGCGTTCTGATCGTTCCAATCTGGCACGAATCAGGTCAGCGTTTTTGCTTTGCAACCAGTTGTGATAAAGCTCCCTAGCCTCTGCGATCTCTAGGATTTGTCTATCACTTGGGTTTTCTACATTTCTGCGACTAAAGGTCACCAGTAAGCTCCAATGCTTTGTTTATCAGGTGTAAAGGGTAAGGTACGCCTTCACGCACCTTGTCCAGTAGTTTCATTGCTTCGTGGTGAGACATGATTTAACTTCTTCAACAGTTGAAATAGTTACCGCATAAAGTTTGTATGCTTTTACTGGTTGAACTTTGGGTATGTTGTTTTGTGAATTGAAATATCTTTTAGCTTTTGACTTTGTAGTACCAAAAGCGGAAGTAAGTAATTTTTCGTTTCCTTGGTAATCAATGTATGAATACATGAAACCATCTAACTTTATTTCACTCATGCTTTACTCCAATTCTTTTTAAGTTCAGCAAGTCTTGCCAATCCATCAGCTTTAATCCTGTCAGCTTCCATTTGCTCATGCAGCGTTTTCTTGCGCTCAATCTGAACCATTGGCTTAACAGGAATCTCAGGGCCAGCATTGCACAGATTACGGAACTTAATGGCGCTCGGAATGAACTCTCCATCCAGTTTGGCAATAGCAAAGTCCATGCTTGGTCTGTAGGTCAGGAACTTACCTAATTGGGTTTTCCATTCCTGACGAACAAAGTCTGGGTCTAGTCCATCAAAGTGACGATTAAATGGCGCTCCAAAAATAGCCATCATTCGACCAAAGATGTAATCAAGTCCTTGGTCTTGTGTACAAAAATCAGTTTCCGAGTAGCTTGACATTGCTGTTGCCTCCAATAAGTCCACGAGTTAAGCCAGAGATTACACGCTGATTCATTTGACCAGTCTTGCTCAAACTTTCGTCTTTTACCCAATCAGCTTTGAAAGACTGCCAGTTGCGAACAATTGTTTCTTTCAATGCGTCTTCCAATGACCAACCAGCAATCTTTGCTTCCTTCTCTATGCCATCAATAACCAATTGAGTGACACGAGCTTTCTTGGATTTCCTGTGAGCAATAAATTCTTGCCAAACAGAATCAGAAACACCTTCAGGTGTTGCAACGCTAGTTGCTTTCTCTCTTATTGGTTTATGGTTATGGTTATGGTTATTGGTTAATGGTGCATCATCGGTGGACGATGTACCCATCACCTGTACGTCATTAGCCCTTAATGTACTTATGTAGTCATCAATAGACCCATTCAAGTAGTGGTGAACAAAGTCTTCTTTAGAGACAATTCCTTTGAGAGATGGGTTATCCCTGATAAACGCACCAAGAGCAGAAACAGCTTGGTGTTTGCGAAACTCAGCTATTTCCTTGTCTGCCCTAACATTGACAAACCCATTCTCTGTGGACAAAAAGAACTCATTGAGGACTGTTAAAACATCCTCCTCATGGTCTCTCATGCCAATGTGCCTAGCGGCATCCCGATGCCTAATCGGTTGCTCATGGAGAAAATAAAAGTCAAGCAATCGCCTGTAAGCCAAATCCTCATAGTGAGATAAATGGCGTGTGTGACTCATATAGTCACCAATGTGAAACTTATAAAAGTGCATTTCTGCATCTCCGCAAAACTCCCAAAAAGAAACAATCGGCAGGCGGGGAGTACGCTTTTCGGTTGGGAGATCAGGCCCAACCTAGCCGTGTTTCAAAACATTGTAAACTTAAAAAAGCCTATTGGATACTTAAATTCTTTGATTGTTTGTAATTGTTTTCGTAAAGTCTGGATTGCTCTTGTAAAGCCTACGAGCTTGAGCGTTCATCACTCGATACTCAGCAGGGGTAAAGATACCCTTGGCATTACGAATGTCAAATGGGTTTAGCTTGCAGCGTGTTTCCTCATCATCCTTCTTAGGCTTGTACTCCACCAGATCATCGTCTAAGGTGTACTGAGCAACCCAATGGCGACCGACTTTGATGATCTCTGTGGTCAGCTTACCTTGGTGACGTAGTTTCTTTGCTGTGGACAGAACTGTGGCTTGTGGCATACCAGTTAGGTTTGCTACCTCATGTGAGGTTAATGGGCCGTTCTGGAGGGCTTTAATTACTTTTGCTTGTGTCATTCTGTTCTTTTGTTTTAAGTGGAATCGCTGGGCCTCTGCGAGTGTTGCAACTCTTGCAAGTTGGAACAACCTCTAATGGTTTGTTGTAATCTCTATGTTCATAGCATTGAGCAGGTTTGCCACAATCTACGCAAGTTAAAGTAGCTACAGGTGGCAGGATGCCTTTTCTAACAGCTTGATAAACTTTTGCGCCAGCTTGTACTTGTCCATTTTTTCTAGGTCTTAAATCGCAACACTCCCAACAAAATTTAGCATTGTGTTCTCTACCTAAAATTTCTTTGTTGCAATCAGCACACAACCTACTCATTTCTTAATCCTTTTGTTTAAGAAAAGTTTTGGGTAAGCTAATTTGATAGATGCAGGAATTCCTCTACTTATCCAGTTATGGACTCGTTGATTAGAGGAGAAACCTAGCTTTCTTGCCAACTCTGCTGGCCCACCAAGCATAGCAATTAGTTCTTTGTCAGATTTATTGTTCATAGTTGCATCATAACAACAATTTGGAATAAATCAACATTTTGTTTAAAAAAAGTCAACACTTTGTTGATTTGGTATATACTCCATCTCAGCCCAAGCAGATCGCAAGGGTCTTTAAGGAGAACCAAATGAAAAGTAAGATTATTCAAACTCTAGTTGAGTGGACATTGGCAATCGTCATCTTTGGCGGTTGGGGCGTAATGTTAGCCTGAGCGGATAGGGGGTAAGAATGAACACACGATTCCTAACCCATGTCCGTAAGATATTCAGCACCTACCAAGCCCCTCCAGAGGTCATTAGAGACTACCAAAAGCAATGGGTGAAGTCTGTACGCAGCTAGGTGATAAATGGCTCGTAGCCAAACAAGTGCAGAGAATCCAATGATTACCAGAGCAGACGCTATCAAGGACTTGTCGCATGGCACTTACTGTTGCTACTGCACCAATCCTAAGACCTACGGCTCGTGCTGTGGAGAAAACCACTTCGTACCTTTTGAGGATTTATACGAGGAAGACAAAGAAGCAATGATTGAAGAATATTTAAAGGAAGAATGAAATGGTACATAAGAAGTTAATGAACGCTCGGATGGCTTTGCAATCCATGTCGTTAAAAAAGTCAGGACACAACAAGTTCGCGGGCTACCAATATTTCGAGTTGGGAGACTTTCTGCCTCAGATCAATGAGATTTTTCATGGTCAAGGATTGTGTGGAGTTATTTCATACACTAAAGACTATGCAGACCTGACCATTACAGACGTTGATGATGGCACTTTCATTACCATTAGTTCGCCAATGGTAGAAGCCAATCTAAAAGGTGCGCACGCTATCCAGAATCTTGGTGCTGTAGAGACATATCAGCGCAGGTATCTTTGGATGACAGCAATGGAGATTGTTGAGCATGATGCTCTGGATTCTTCTGCACCACTTAAGGAAGAAAAGAAAGCACCAGTCATTGCACCAGCGCAAGGAATACGAGATGAGTTACCTATTGAAGAACTTAGGTATCTCGATGAATTAGCAGTTGAGTTAATCAATATGTGCGAGAAAGACCCAAAGGCTGCTTGGGTTAGATTGGAGAAAGAGAACTTAGAAGCTGACCAAAAGGTTGCTCTTTGGACTTTGATGCCAAGCAATGTAAGAAGCGCCATCAAGAAAGCAAAGGAAGTTTAAATGGAATACGACAATACAAATCGAGGCTCACTCTTTAAGAATGACCGCAAGGACGATGCAAAGTTTCCTGATTACAAAGGGTCTTTGAATGTAGAGGGTACAGAGTACTGGCTCTCTGCTTGGATTAAGGTGAGCAAAGATGGCAATAAGTTCATGTCTTTGTCACTCAAGAACAAAAACGCAGATGCTTCTATGCAGCCTAAGAAGAAGGTTGTGTACGAGGACGATGCCCCATTTTAAGTAAGTTTACGGGCAGGAAAGCAGACAGCAATGTCGGACGAATGTGAGTACTGCCCACCTAAAGGAAAATCATGGATATGAAAAGTGCTTTTGAGAAAATCTTTGGAACACCAGCATTTAAGTTGGCACGAAAAGACAGCCCAGAAACCTCTGTAGAAGCAGCGCAAGCAGTTGATAGCACCAAGCTAGAACAAATCGTCTACGAGGCTATTAAGGCCTTTCCTGATGGGTGTATTTCAGATGAAGTACTGGAAGCATTGCCAGAGCATCGTTACTCATCAATTACTCCTCGCTATCGTGCTTTGCTAGACAAAGGCTTTATTGAGATTACAGGCACTAGAGAGGGACGCTCTGGTAAGAAACAAAGAGTTATGAAAGTTATCAAATGAGTTACGCAAATGTCGAGATGAAGGTCATCCAATGGGGTGAAGCACGAGGAATAGTCCAGAACAGCACACCTGCTGCTCAAGCAAAGAAAACGCAAGAGGAACTAGGCGAGTTATGTGTGGCAATCAACCAAAATGACCGAGCTGCTATGGCAGACGCATATGGAGATATTCTCGTTACCCTAGTAATGGGTTGCGCCTGTGCTGATTTAGACCTTGTAGAGTGCTTTAAAGGTGCTTACGAGGAGATTAAAGACCGCAAAGGATTCCTCAATAAAGATGGAATTTTTGTTAAGCAATAAGAACACTAAGTGCGTGACGAATATGCTTTTCTCGGTCTGCTAAACCTATGAAACCACCATTGATTTTTTTCGTCATGCCTTTGTAGTCTTCAACATCCGCAAAATTATTTAGCTTATGGGTGTTCCAAAAAAAGCCAGCAGTAAGAGCAGCATATTTAGGAGTAGACACTAGGTCAGGATTCATCACAAAATCCTCTCCTAGTGCTTGTCCTGCATGATAGTACCCTGCGTGCCCTGTAAGTTGAAATAGTCCTCGCCCTCGAAAACGAAAGCCATCACCAGAAGCCTCATCTCTATTGCCCATACGATTGGCATAAACAGAGTTAGCAATCTTTTTAGGGTCACGCTCGTATTGTTTGGCAAACTCTAAAGTTGGGAAACGCTTAGGCCACACTCGCATTAAAGTTTCAGCTTTGTACATCAAATTTTCGTTAAGCGTTTTAAAGTTGCCGCTTTCGTGAGATGCCTGACCAATGAACGATGCTTGTCTAGCAGGTGTAGATATATCAAAACGAACAAAAGTTTCGTTTAGTGGCTCAACCCATTGATCACCAATGTGAAGTTTCTTTAGTTGGTCAGCGGTTATTGGCATTTAAGAGATTCCTTACTTGGTCATACGACTCAATACAAGCGTTCAAAGCGGCAGTATTTTTATCACCTTGGGCTACTATTTCTGCGATGGCTGCGAGGGTTTCTCGCTCGGCATCAGAAGCTGTGTCAGCCTGTCTGTCAGGTTGACTGGTTGCTTCTTGATTTGAGGCGGTAGGGGTGGGATTTGTGGGGGTTGATACACAACTTGAGGTGGTGAGGCGCACCCTTCCAGCCCTAATAGCACGATCAAGAGCAGACTGTTTTTGATTGACAACATTGTTAACCTCTTCAAGTTTGGTTGCGTTAGCGTTAAGTTGTTCAGTAAGTTTCTGTTCAGTTTTACGAGATTCTTCGTTCTTTTTAGCAATGGCTATCTTCATGTCGTTATCACGCTCTAGCCATCCATAGTGGTGACCTACCCTGTAAGTACCAAACAAGGATATAAGAACACCAACGATCAACCAAGGCAAAGGAATGGGTAACATCAGTCAGCCTCTTTTCTAGCTTGTGCTAATTGCTCTCGTTCTTCATCATCCTCTAGCAAATCTGGAGGAGTAGTTGGAGGAGGAGGAGGAGTCCATGATTCATCTAGTTCTGGATTCTTCCAAACAGGCATAGCGCCAAATGGTTGGCTAGGTAATCCATAAGCAGATTGTGGAGGCGCGTAAGATGAGCCGTATGAGCCTTGCATTGGCTGACACATAGGTTGCATCATTGGAGGCGGATTAGGCGCTCCTAGAGCCTTAGAAGCGGCTCCTACAGCCCTTTTAGACATAACCCCACCGATACCACCCACAATTAACAGAACAATATCGTTCAGCATCTTGGTATAGGCCTGATCTATCGGGGCCATGCTCTTGATCGGTTGCGTCACAAATGTCACAGAGTACAGCAAGGCAACAACAATAAAACACAGAATCAATGTGACCGCAATGACCACAAAGCCCCAAACAAGAACTTCTACTTCGTCAATTGTTAGTCTTTTCTGGCTGGACATCGTTTACCTTTTTCTCAAGAATAGGGGCAACCAAGTACTCAGGACAAGTCTGAGTGAACTGGCATCGAGGCTTTTGACATTGTTCGGCATGAAAGTTATCTGGAGACTGGCAGAAATATCGATACCTGTCTTCTAGGCAACCAGATAAAAGCATTACAGACAAAATGAGCAGGTATCTCATACAAGTACATCCACATGACTAGCATTGATAAATTGAGTGTGAATGCGATGCACTCTGTCCTTCTCTTTTTCTTGGCAGTTCAATCGTTCTCTTTCTTGCAGATATTGTTGGTTTAACACCTTGGCTTCCTCTTTGAGTACCAACGCATTGGCTTGATAAGGAGTGATTTTCATAAACCTACCATCCCCAATAGTTTGTTTACAACTCTGTCAGATAAGTCGTTAGGTAGAAACTTTAAAAACCCAAGAACCCACCACGCAACACACAACCGAACGAATATCTTTAACCAAACATCAAACTGCTTTTGATACTCATTCATCGTCCACACTTCGTCTGAGCACACATATCCTGTATCTCAGATAAACCAAAAGCAATTAAGCAAATCAGAACAACAATAGACAACCCTGCAATTAGATATGTCATTTGCTCTTCCTCCTCCTCTTTGAGACGCTTCTCCTCAGCCCTTAAAGCAGCCATCTCTTTGGCATCATCTCTGTCCATCTCTGCCTGACGAGCCTTGATCTTATTCCAGACATCGATCTTTCCTGTCTGCATAAAAAGCATCTTGAGTTCTTCCTCAAATGCACGAGCCTGCTCAAGAGCCATCTCAATCTGGAGAGCCGTCCCCATGTTTGAGCCTTTTTTGCTCTTAGCCTGAAGCATAGCCTTAGTTGCTTGACTCTTAGCGTCAAACATCTTGCCAAGCATAGGAGCAAGACCACCAAGATCATTGGCGACCTTACTGGCCTTTTTGACCATTGAAATGGCGTTTTGTAAGCCATCAAGCGCAGCAATGGGGTCGAGTGGAATCATGCTTACCTCTAAGGCCAACAAATAATAATAATGTAGCTACAGAATATTACAAATGATGTAAGACAGGCCGCCGCAATAAATGCTTCAGCCCAATCAATCATTTTTTAATCCACGTCTGCCAAATAGCACCAGCCGCCATAACAAGCGTACCAACCCATAAAATAGGTTTGGCAATAGAAGCAATCCATCCAAGAACTTTAATAGCTCCTTGGGCAGCATCAATGGCTTCTACTAGCCCTTTGGTGTTGTTATCAATACGATCTACCTTGCTTTCAACAGCAACTAGACGATTGTAGATTTGCTCGTGGCTTACGTCGCTCATGGTTGTGTCGGCCATTCAACAGTCCAAGGAAAGCCCTCTTGCGCTGTTACATCACGCAAGGCTTGACGATATGTAGCCCATACTGCTTTGTCAACAGGTGCGTCAGCTACTTGTGTCCAATCACACTCAGCCAACTTAGCATCACGAGTTGCACGAACATTCTTAGCCTGTTCAGCATCCTTAGAAGCCTTATAAGCTGCCTCATGTTCTGCTGCTGTGGTAGTTACACCATCCTCAACAGTATCGATAAAGGTAGGGCCTAACACATACTTTGTGTACCACTTACCTTCAATTTGCTCTACACCTTGGGCTTGAGAGTATTGGTAAACAGTACCCCCAGTAGCTTGTGGGCCTTCAAACACTACATCAGCACCTAGATTGTCTAGGATTTCAGTTGTAGTTGTCTCCCATGATGGGCCACCATTGGCTTTTGTGTATGCACGAAATTCACTTTCGTACATTACTTGTCCATTTGAACGTAAACGAATTTGCATTTTAAACTCCTCGGTATTTGTAATAGCTTGAGACAGTAGCATTGCACTCTCTCATAGCGTGTAAAGCTGTGCAACCTGTTTCATTAACCATTTTGATAGCTTCTAATGCTCTTTGCTTTGCATCGTCACGCCATTTGATTAAGTTAATGTCCTTAAAAGATAAGCCGTAGTCAGGCAAGTACTTAATTAAAGACCTACGAGAAACACCAATAGTCTTTAGTTCGTGTAAAGCCGCATCACCAGCAACCATAAACAACCTAACAAACTCAGCAACTCGTTGCTTTGATGATTCCTCTTGTACGCTCTTTGGCATTTTTAAGCCACGCAGTTGTTCCCACTCAGGAGTGTAGTCAAGCAGTGTATTAGCACCAACTCCATATTTTTTTGCCAATGCTTTTACACCAGTTCCTGCATAACGCTCATCAAGGATGTCAAAGATGTACTTGCGTGTGCCATCTTTAATAGCTTCTGAAATCTTTAG